CGCCATGGCCGATGAACACAGGCACCCGAACGCAGGTCGCGTGGACCAGGATGTCCGGATCGAGGATCTTGCGGGTCTCGACCGCCATCTTCCACTCCTCCTTGGTCGACCCGTCCTCCAGGAATTTGTCGATATGGGGAATGCAGTTGAAGGCGATCTCCTTGGTGAACTGCTCGGGCTTGGTGTGGTCGTGGACGAAGACGGCCTTGGTATGGCTGAACAGCTCGTCCATTCCCTCCTTCCCGGCACCCGAGACGGACTGATAGGTGGAGACCACCACCCGCTTCACCGTGAAACGGTCGTGCAGCGGCTTCAATGCCACGACCATCTGGATGGTGCTGCAGTTCGGATTGGCGATGATGTTGCGGCGGGACGCTTTCGCCAGGTGGTGCGGGTTCACCTCCGGCACGACCAGCGGGACGTCCGGCTCCATCCGGAAATGGCTGGTGTTGTCGATCACCATGCAGCCCGCGGCGGCGGCGCGCGGACCATGCACGGCGGAAACCGCGGCACCCGGGCTGAACAGGCCGATGTCCCAGCCAGCGAACTCGAAGCTGTCCAGGCTCTGAACCTTCAGGACCCGCTTGTCGCCGAACGAGAGCTCGGCGCCAACCGACCGGCCAGACGCGAGCGCCGCCACTTCCGACACAGGGAAGTTGCGCTCGGCCAGGGTTTTCAGCATCTCGCGTCCGACCGCCCCGGTGGCGCCGACAACCGCGACCCTGTAGCCCATCTGCCTAACTCCCGCCTGCGTGCGACCCGCTGTCGCGCGACCCGGGAGCGTTACCGGCGGTGGCCGCCAGAGGCAAGCGTTTCGAGCTTTTCGGAGGCGCTGGGCTGCGCTGCACCAGTCTGGGACGATCCGGATGGCCACACCGGCATCACCCGCCGGCAAGCCGCCCGGCGCGAAGAAGAAAGTTGACCATTTGGCCGATACCGCCGACCTCGGCGCATTTGGTCACCGCTGTCAGCTCCCAAAGTTCCTCCACGGCGTCCGCGGCGCCCTCGATCACCGGGTCGCCGCCGGTGAGCAGCAGGACCGGGAGGCTCCGGTCGTAATCCGCGACCGTCATCAACACGTGGCAGCCGTCCTGGCCATGGCGATCGAACTCGGCAATCAAGGCCATCGGCCGAAAATCCCTCAAGACGCAGGCCAGGTCCAGGTCGCTCCCGACACGCTCGGCCGAGATGTCCAGGAACTCGCAGACCTCTTCCAGGGCGGAAGACACGAGCGATCCGTCCTCCAGAACGAGAACGAGCGCCTGGCTGGGCCGTGCAGCCGCATGGCCGTCGCTCATCACGGCGATCGGTGCCGCGATCTCGTTTTCCATGAAGCTCATCGCTTTTCCCTCCCACACGAAGCTTTTTGGCCCGGGCATGGCGCAAGTCAGTGCGCAGGCTGGTTACGGCCGCGTTAAGACAGGCAGGGCCGGTAGGTTTGGAATCCCGCCTGACGTTCGGTGCACGCCAGTGCATGCTGGGAAAAACGGTGCCCGATAGGAAAAAAGGCTTGCCCACCTGCCCCAAAAAATCGTATGAATTACGGCATGATGGCGGGATGCATACGAGGCGGGACGGTTCTCCCCGCTTTCCTCCCCCGATGACACAGCAATCCCCTTTGACGCCTCTCGCGATCCTGCTCCAAGTGATGCGGGACAAGTGGGACGCTGGCGACCATGAGGGCGCGGTGGCCATCGCGAAGGTCGCCGCGCCCTACATGCATTCGCGTCAACGTCCCGCTTCGGCCGCCAACCCGACTTCCCTGGAAGTGGACCGTCTGAGTGATGCCGAGCTCTCTCTCCAATTGGCAGAGGCTCGAAGGCGAGAGCGCCCAACGTCAGACGATCCGCAGCAGCCTGACTGAGTGGGCGGCTGTTGCACTTGCTGCCGCCGGCCAGGCACCGGCGGCACACCATCGGCTGCTGATCAAGGAGCTGGAAAGCCTCAGCCACGGCGAGACCGATCGCCTGATGGTCCTGATGCCGCCTGGATCGGCAAAATCGACCTACGCCTCGGTGCTGTTCCCGGCCTGGTGGTTCACACAGCATCCTCGTTCATCGATCATCGCGACGTCGCACACGGCCGACCTGGCGGAGCACTTCGGCCGTCAGGTGCGGAACCTGGTCCTGGAGCACGGCCCACGCCTGGGGTACGAGCTGGTGCCCGACAAGCGGTCCGCGGGACGTTGGCAGACTTCGTGTCGCGGCGTGTATCTCGCGGCCGGCATCCGCGGCCCCATCATCGGGCATCGCGCGGACCTTGCGATCATCGACGACCCGATCAAGTCCCAGGCCGAGGCTGACAATCCCGGCTTCCGGGATCACGTCTGGGGCTGGTACCGGTCCGATCTCAGCACCCGGCTGAAACCGGGCGCCAGGGTCCTGCTGATCATGACGCGCTGGCACGAGGACGATCTGGGCGGGCGCCTGCTCGCCCAACAGCGCGACCAGTGGCGCGTATTGCGGCTGCCGGCGCTTGCCGAAGCCGACGATCCGCTTGGACGCGCCCCAGGAGCACCGCTCTGGCCTGATTGGGAGAGCGCCGCCGAGCTAAACCGCAAGCGCGGCTCGATCGGCGAACGCGCGTGGTCCGCGTTGTTCCAGCAGGCGCCAAAGCCGCTGGAAGGCGGCCTGTTCAAGGTGCCGCGGCTGGAATTTGTGGACGCTCCGCCCCCGCCTGCCAGCGGGGTCGTTGTGCGCGCCTGGGACCTTGCGGCCACGCAGGCGTCCGGCGGCAACGACCCGGACTGGACGGCCGGGGTCAAGCTGCTGCGAGACGCCTCCGGACGATACACGGTACTCGACGTGTCCCGTCTGCGCGGCACACCACGCGAGGTGGAGGCTGCCATCGTGGCGGCCGCACGCGCCGACGGCACGAACGTGACGATCGGGCTACCGGAAGATCCCGGCCAGGCGGGAAAAAGCCAGGTGTCCTATCTGGCGACTTTGCTCACCGGCTATCGGATCACCGCATCGCGCGAGACCGGCGCCAAGCTGACGCGCGCCATGCCGGTGGCCTCGCAGATCGAGGCGGGAAACGTTGCACTGGTCCGGTCCGCCTGGACCGACGCGTTTCTGGAAGAACTTCGCGACTTCCCTTACGGCCGCAAGGACGATCAGGTCGATGCGTTGTCGCGCGCCTTCGCGATGGTGACCGAGCTTGGCCGTCCCGCGCGGCGTCTTAACGTGCCGCTGCTCGCCCGATAGCAACGCCGACCAAAAAGGCACAAGATGTTCGAAACGATACTCGACCTGACGCCGCGCGACCCTGACTATGCGCCGCGCACGCGAACGCTGGACATCCTGCGGCGTGTCCTGGACGGGCGCTTCTACGACGTGCTGCCCTACCAGTTTCATGAGGAACGAGGCGCGGGCGGCGAGTACATCCCGCTGCGCAACCGTCGTCCGAGCGTGCGGTACGCCCTGTCTCGCGTCGTCGTCGAGGACAGTGTGTCGCTGCTGTTCAGCGAGGGTCACTTTCCGACCATAGACTGCGCCGACCACACGGTGCGCGATGTCTTCGCCGATCTGGTGAAGGAGAGCCGGCTCAACCTGATCATGACGGATGCGGCGATTCGCGGCTCGATCGGCTCGGTGGCGGTGCTGATGCGGGTTCTGCGCGGGCGGGTGTTCTTCAATGTCCTAGACACGCTGTTCCTGCAGCCATCCTGGAACCCGAACGAGCCGGATACCCTCGCCGGCGTCACCGAACGCTACAAGGTTCCAGGCAGTCTCCTGGCCACGAACGGTTACGACATCGATGATCCCGCCGCGGACTATTGGTTCACGCGGACATGGGACCAGCAGGCAGAGACCTGGTTCCTCCCGACTGCCACCGACAGCGACGAGTCGCCACTGATCGACGAGGCGCGGTCAGTTAGGCACGGGCTGGGCTTTGTCCCGATCGTCTGGATCAAGAACCTGCCCGGACCGTCGGCAACCGGCGACGAGAGCGACGGCGCCTGCACCTTCCGCGCCGCCATCGAGACGCAGATCGAAATCGACTACCAGCTCAGCCAGGCCGGGCGCGGACTGAAATACAGCAGCGATCCCACCCTGCTTATCAAGGAACCTGCGACGACCGACAGCGAAGTCGTGAAGGGCGCGGGCAATGCTCTGGTCGTCAGTGAAAAGGGGGACGCAAAGCTGCTGGAGATCGGTGGCACCGCATCCGCAGCCGTGATCGACTATGTGCGCACCTTGCGGGAGCTGGCGCTGGAGAGCGTTCACGGCAACCGTGCCAGCGCTGACCGGCTGACCGCGGCGCAATCCGGCCGCGCGCTGGAATTGATGAACCAAGGACTCATCTGGCTCGCCGACAATCTTCGGACGAGTTACGGCGAGGGCGCGCTGCTGGCACTCGCGCATATGGTTCTGCGCGCCTCTCAGGTCTTCCGGCTCCGGGTCATGGGACGCGACGTCCCGCGGCTCGATCCCCACTCTCGGCTGTCCCTGAAATGGCCGCGCTGGTACCCGCCGACCGCGGAAGATCGCCAGCGCGATGCGCAAACGCTGAGTACGCTCGCCAACGCCGGCCAGATCAGCCGGGAGTCGGCGGTGAAGGCCATCGCCGACACGTACGACATCGAGGACGTGTCGCAAGAGCTGGCGCGCATCGCCGCCAATCGCAAGACCACCAGGAAGAACTGATGTCAGACACTGCCCAATCGACCGACCAGTCCACGGACCCCATCGCCGAGCTGCGCGAGCACGCGGAGGCGCTCGAACGCCGGCTGAGCGAGGTGACGCAGCAGGCGGACGCACGCCTCATTCGCGCCGAGCTGAAAGCCGAGGCGTTGCATGCCGGCATGGTCGACCTCGATGGCCTGAAGCTGATCGACGCAGCGGACTTGAAGCTGCTGCCCAGCGGCGAGGTCGAAGGCGCGGCGGAGCTGATGACCAGGTTGAAACGCGCCAAGCCCTGGCTGTTCGGCGGCAAATCGTCTTCCAGCCACGCCACGCCGCCTCCAGCGCAACCGCCGCGTCAAAAGCTGGCCACGGAAATGACCGACGACGAATACCGCACCGCCCGAGCCGCCTTGCTCAAACACCGACCCTGAACGCCGCACGTTCGAACAATCACACGCCATATCAAGGAATCGTTGAATGGGCATCCAGAATTTTCCCGCAGCCTTGCAGCCGATCATCCAGCAAGGATTCCTGCAGCGGGAGTTCCAGCAGGCGCTACGCTCGCGGATCGGCTATCGCGCCTGCGCCGATCGCGAACAAATTCCGGCAGGCATCGGCGAGACCCTCACCAAGACCCGTGCCGGGTTGAAGCCCACAGTCACGACGCCACTGCCGCCTAACACCAACACGAACCTCGATAACGGCCTTACCCCGGCGGGCTGGGGCGTCGAGCAGTATACGCTGACGATCAACCATTACGCCGCGACCACCGACCTGAACATGGTCACCAATCTCGTCGGCATCGCTTCGCAATTTCTACAGAATGCCTATGTCAACGGCGAGCAGGCTTCACGGAGCCTCGACGAGCTGGCGCGCAACGCTCTGTTCAACTCTTACTTCGGCGGTAATACCCGGGTTCGCGTTACGCTCACAGCCGCAGGACCGGCTATCTCGGTCGATGACATTCGCGGGTTCCAGACGGCGTTCGTTAACGGCGTGCAGCAGGCGGTGAGCAGCTCCAACCCACTGACCGTGACTGTTGGATCGAACGCCTACTCCCTGGTGGGCGCGGCGGCCGATACGACCAACGTCTCGACCGCGCCGAATGGTGT